ACGACGGCGATGCTGGTCGATGCGATTCCGTTCGACGCGCACGATGTCGTCCCCGATGCCAAGAGCAACTGTACGGGAAGCATTGCGGCGGGCAGCGCGACCCTGCTGCTCAACAACACGGCTGGCGGGGGATTCACGGCTTCCGATGTCGGGAAGACGATCGTCGTCGCAGGAGCAGGCGTTGCTGGTGTGCCGTTCGTCGGTACGATCGCCGCTTTCACCTCCTCCGCGATAGTCACGTTGAACACGACCGTATCGACGGCGGTCATCTGGAATTCCAGCGTGGGTATTGGCGGAACGGTCATGTGGGGCACGGACAACACGACCGCCATAAACAACGTCATCGCAGCTACCATCGGCCAGGATCATGCCTCTGCGTTCGTCTTCTCGGCTGGTGCCTACCTCGTGAACGGAGCGATCAGCATAGGCGCGCAGAATGTCAGCATCACGGGCCAGGGCCGTGGAATCACGACGATCCTCCAGGCCAGTGCTTCTGCGAACACGATCGCATTCACGGTTACGGGAGCCAACCAGCGGGTTCGTGGCCTGACTATCATGGGAAGCGGTCAGAAAGTGTCCGGGGGCTACGCCATCGCCTGGACGGGTGGAGGGGGCGGCGGCGGCGGTTTTGGCTGCGGCGTCGAGAATGTCGAGATCCGGAACACCTACGGCGGGATCAAGGTCACTACTTACGCTCCGGCAGAGTTCTCCGTCAGGGAGTTCTACATCTTCTGCGTCGTGGACGCCGGTATCGATGCGTTGGGAATCGATGCTTCGAACGGCATCATCTATCAAAGCACCACGCAGTTCTTCGGCAACGTCTCGATGTCGAGCGGTGGTACGACCGTGACGTTTTCCTCGGCCATCGCGAGGCCGGACTGGCTCGGCTGGAAGATCGGCATACACGATGCCGGGGCGGCGAGTCCTGGTACGCCGCTGATCACGACCATTACGGCTGTGACATCCACGACGCAGGTAACGGTCGCAAATGCGGCCTCGGCCACCGTCACGAATGTCGGAGCCACGGCGGAAGCGCCTGCGGCGGCAGGGATGAGGTTCTCGTCCCCAAGCGGTGTCTTCATCAACAACGTCGACATCATCGGCGGCGATTACGGGCTTCTGGCGAGCAATTCCGCCGGTACGAGCGCATTCTTCCAGGCCGATCAGCTCATCTGCGACTCGAATCGCATCGTCGGAATGCGGCTCGAGCCGACCGGAGGCGGTCGCGTCAGCGGAGGGTTGTTCTCGCGCTGCGAGTTCACTTCGGCTGGGGCCGGTGGCTGGGCCAGCTCAGCAACAGCGACCAATACCGCCGGGCTCACCTTGAATGCGAGCGTGGACATGATGAGCTTCAACGGATGCCTGATCGGCCACAACGCCGGCTGGGGTGCCATCGTGGGTGGAGCGGTCGGGACGAGCTTCGTCGGTTGCCAGTTCGATACGAATTCCACGGCGGCGGTTGGAAGCCTCGATCATCTGTATGTTTCGGGCGGAACGGAGACCATGATCTCGTCCTGCAAGTTCGGGTCGCAGATGTACGCCCTGAATGCCGGGACGCCCGTGAACGTCCGCTACGGCGTCAACATCACCAGCGGCGTCACGACGGGCCACCTCCTCATGGTGAACAACAGCTTCAAACAGTGGGCGACGGCTGGATATGTGGATTCATCGACGACGGGCACCAAGACCATTACGGGAAACCTGAGCGCGTGAGACATGGAGGAGAAATGACCGAGGAAGAGGCTTTCAACATTCTCGTGAACGTCACCGGAAACGTGGCCGGAACGCGGCTGGACCACCAGCGGATCCAGCAGGCTCTCGAGGTCATCAGGGCCGCTCTGAAGGACCATCTCACGGTAGCGACGCAGATAAAGGAGTCGGCAGGTGGAACAGCCTGAGCAGGCTCCTCTCCTGAAGATCCGGAAGATCCGGAAGGACAAGGGAGTCCCCCGCGCCAAGAATCTCCCCCTCGTAATACGCAAAACAGCCGGAAATGCAGACGAAAGCCCTGTCCGGGTCGTCATCAACGGGAGGGAGATCCGCTGCGTTTCGTGGTGCTTCGAGGGGAAGTTCCTGAAACTGAAGTATTGGCCCGAGTCTCGCGGACGCGAGGGATTCCGATACGTGGCCCTCGACGGGATCGAGGATCTACAGATCGAGCAGCCGGAGGGGATGGTTCCCCAGATGCCTGTGGTCTGGACCTATGCCTCCGGGACGCAGAGCGGCACAGCCAACAACTCGAAGCCCGAGCAGGATCCTTCCGGCCCCCAGATCAGCATCAACCCCATTCTGGCCGCGAGGCGCGACCCGAAGGCGAACACGGCCAGGATCGTGAACCGTCCGAACGAGTCGAACCCCGAGCCGAGAACCGAGATCGTAGGAGATGGAGGAGGACGCGAAGTTGTCGCGGCGGCCATTCTGTCTTAACGAGAACGCGAAGAGGGGTCTGGAGGATCTCTTTTTCTTCCTCACCCACTACTGGGGGCTTTCCCTGCACGAGAAGCCCCACAGGGAGATCTGTAATCTCATCGAAGGCGCGGACAGGGATCCCCAGACCCCTCACGTCATGATCGTCATCCCCCGTGGCTGCTACAAGACTTCCATCGGGCGCGGAGCCGTGGTCCAGCGCCAGCTGCGCCAGATCTACCTCCACGACAACCCCTACCACCGGATTGCCCTCGGCAGCGCCACGCTCGCCCTCGGACGGGCCTCGCTGAACGTGATCGAGGGCCAGCTGCGTAACAACAAGCTCCTGCAGAAGGACTACGGCATCCTCTGGTCCAACGGGCATCGCGGGCAGGGGATGCGCTCGAAGACCATAGACGGGATCATCCTGGCTCCCCGGATAGACCGGGGGGAGATCTCCCAGATTTCGGAGCCGTCCTTCTGGGTGGCCTCGAGACGCCGGATCTCCACGGGATTCCATGCCGACGAGATCTGGGTGGACGACCTCCACAACCAGGACAACGCCACCAAGATCCACCAGCGCGAGGACATGAAGGAGTACTTCAAGCTCCTCCTGCCGATCCTCTCGCGGACGGACAGGGCCGGAAACCCCACCAAGATGATCGTGACGGCCACGCGGTATCACGACGACGACATCTGCGGGATGGTCATGCGCGAGGAAGCGGCTCGGAAGATGGAGACTCCCGAATACGTCTCCCCGTGGCGGATCGTCCAGCACGACGCGGAGGAGGAGGATCAGGATGGTGAGCTTTACTTCCCGGCGGTCCTCACTATGGACGTACTACAAAAACTCAAGGAAGACATGGGACCCCGGCTCTACGGTGCTAACTACCGAAATGATCCAGTCGGTGTCAACGGATTCATCGACGAGGACCATATTCGATTCCGTGATCCTCTGGAATTTCCTCCGCTCAGAAATCTTCGCTGCACCGTCGACCCGGCTTTCCACGCCATCGGGAAGAAAGCCGGCTGCTACACGGCTATTTGCGTCATCGGAACGGACCAGTACGCCCGATGGTGGGTGAAGGAAGCGACGGGCTCCCGCGAGTGGGACACGATCAAGTTCCTCGACGCTCTCTTCGACGTCGGGACACGGTATCCGGGTATCCCCGTTCTCATCGAGGACGCCCACATGCAGCACTTCAACTACGCGGTCAGGATGGAGGAGCAGAAGCGTGGCGTCAGGCTCAACGTCAGGTACATCCCCGTCGACCGCAACAAGTCGTACTACCAGCGATGGGAAAAGATCCAGCCCCTCTTCTCCAGAGGAGACATCTGGTTCTCTACGGCGATTGCTCCTTCGATCAAAGCGGAGCTCAAGGACGAGCTGGTCCGTGGAGAGGCTGCGCGCTTCAATGATTTCCTGGATGCGCTCGCTCTTGCTGAAGCCGGCCTTCGCCCCCGGATCGACGCCGCAGCTCCGGTCGTCACCGAACGGCCACAGTCGAAGGACGGGAAACCCATCACCTGTTTCGAGGACATCACGGAATGGAAAGGGATCTTCTCCCGTGACAAGGCCGCGAAAGAGGAGTGGGACCGGAAACACAGACAGAGTGTGATGCCGTGACTAAAGACGGACTCCTCGACGAGGAACGCTGGAGGAAACGGCTCAGGCGGTCGAAGCGGTACCAGGATACGTTCTCCAAGAACTGGAAGCGGAACGAGCAGCTGATCTTCGGCAGGACTCCCGGAAACCCCGAAAGCACCATGACCGTGGCTTACGCCTACGGGATCGTGAAGTCTCTGGAATCCGCCGTCTACGTGCAGGATCCGGAAGGCTTCGCCCAGGCCTACGACGAGGCGAAGAAGGAAGCCGCCCGCCGCTGGACGAACATCATCCAGTACGACCTCGGCCTGATGGATCTCAAGAGCGTCGGGAACCTCGGCCTGATGGACAACTGGATCTACGGCTACATGCCGTGCCTCGAAGTCCTGCAGAACGAGAAGTACGAGCCACCCGGAGACGAGAAGAAGAAGAAGAAGGACGCTGACCGGGACATCGTGATCGTCCACCAGAACTACGAAGCCCGCAGGATCAACCCGTGGGACCAGCTGTTCGACCCACACGGCCAGAGGATCGATCTCTCGGACCACAGGTACACGATCCATGCGTGGTACCCGACCGTCGAGGAGCTCCAGAAGGACCCGATCTTCAAGAAGAACCTTCCTGAGGAGATCGAGAACTTCCCGGAGGTGACGCCTTTCACGAGACGGGACAAGGCGACCTCCGCTCCCGAGAGGTATGTCCATCACGACGTCGAGAAGGACGTCCAGTACCGGACGATCTGCGTCTGGGAAGCTGCGGACAAGCTGAACGGTGAACGACTCTACCTCACCGACCATGACGAGCATCTGATCGGGCGCGAGGACTGGGGATTCAGGCTCAACATCAACGGGCGACGCCTCTTCCCCACCACCCTCATGGCCTTCAATCCCTCCGGGGTTTCTTTCTATCCCACTCCCGAGATCGACCTCGTGGCGAACCAGCTCATGATGCTGAACGAGATGGACGCGATCATCTACAAGGACGCGAAGACGAAGTGGCGGAAGTACTACGCCTTCCGGAACGTCCTGTCCGAGTCGGAAGCCGCCAAGATGACCGATCCGATGCCGGAGAACAGCGTCCTGATGCTGGACCCGTCCCGGCTCGAGGATCTCGCCACCAACCAGATGCACCAGTACCCGGACGGGCGGCAGTTCGTCGGGGCGATTCCCGATCCGGCCCCGAAGCAGGATCTCTTCGTCGTCCGCGAGATGCTGATAACCGAGGTCCACGAGATCATCGGATACGGGCCTCCCACGAGAGGCGGCATTCCGCAGACCCGGAGCGCCAAGGAAGCCATCGCCATCAAGGAGCGGATGGAGCAGCGCCTCAACACCCGGCTCGACGCGATCACCTGTTTTTATCAGGCCTTCATCCCGAAGCACATGCAGATCGTCCAGCAGACGCTCGAGACGCAGCGTTACGCCGGAGCCTTCCCGTCCGACGCGAAGGGTTACCAGACCCTCATGTACTCGAAGGAAGCCATCATGGGCCAGTTCGAGTACGTCGTCTACGCCGGCTCCTCCATGCCGAAGAACACCGAGTCCTTCCGAGCCTCCCAGAGGGAGATGTTCAACCTCATGGCCGGGATCGCGCAGAGGGAAGGCCTCCCGCTCCAGCCCATCTTCGAGAACCTCGCGATGGCCTACCAGTGGCGTGGCGTTGACGAGATGTTCAAGAACCACAAGCTGTTCCTCAAGCAGCTGGCGATCGCGTGGTTCGCCATCCAGCAGGGGAAACAGATCCCGCCGGCCACGATGCTCAACCTGCAAGGGAAGGTGGTCATGTCCGGCCTGAATCAGGCGGAACTGGCCGAGATCGCCCAGGAAGTGAAAGGACAGCTCGGTCCTGGCGGTGGAACGCCTCCCGGAGGGCCTCAGAACACGCGGGGAGACCCGAACGCCGGCAACACGGAGAGTCTCGGCCCATGATCTGTTTCGATTACCGCTGTGAAGCCTGCAAGGACGACTTCGAAGTCATCTTCCAGACGCGGAAGGACTTCAAAATGGAGCTACCCTGTGACTGTGGCGGGAAAATGAGGCAGGTTTGGAAGTCCTTCGGGCCGAAAGGGCGTGTAGGAGGGGAAAAAGGCCGCTATCCGCGCTACGAGATCCAGGCTGGGAGGGTTTTCCAGTCCGCAAGCGAGGAAAAGGCCTACCTGAAGGAGGAGGGACTGATCGCTTTGGGTCCGGACGAGCGTCGGAGGTCGGAAAACGTCGCTGCGGAGCCTGAATGGGACTCTAAGGGCTTCCAGGAGTGCATGAAAGAGGCGTGGGAAGAAACTGTGGAGCATGGAAAGGTCTATCCCCACAAGATCGTGGACACGAACAGCATCAAATTCATAGAATAGAAAGTGAGAAAGTAAATGGAGTCAGACGATCCCGTCACTGAGGGAACCACCGAGGGAACCGAAGCTGTAGTCGGTGGTAGTCAGGGCGATGAGAGCAATCTGGCCTCGTCGGACGCGGCTGGCGAGACGAAGCAGCTTCCTCCGGACTTCCTGAAGCAGTTGGAGTCCCTCGATCCAAGTGAGCTTCCCGAATCCGTCAGGATCAAGCTGGAAAAGCCGCTTTTGGCGAACGCAACCCGGCGGAACCAGGAAACCGCTGAAAAGGAACGCGCTCTCGCGGCCCGTGAGAATCGGATGCTCGAGATGATGGCCCAGATGGTGGGCCAGAAGACCGGACAGCCGCCCACACCGTCGCAGAGGGAGATTCTCCGAGAGAAGATCTCCTCGGGGGAGCTGGATGCCATTCCGGCCCTCGTGGACCATATCATCAAGGAGACGGTCGAACCCCAGGTCAATTCTGTCAGGCTGAAGGGCATCTTTCAGGACGCACAGCAGCAGTTTCCCATCCTGAACGAGCCCGAAGTAGCCCAGGAAGTGAATCAGGCCTTCACGCAGAATCCCACGCTCGCGGCCATGTCTCAGGTCCAGGGACTCGAGGGAACGAAGTTCGTCCTCGAAGGGCTGGCATACAGGGCGATGGTGCCGAAGCTGAAAGCCGAAGTCCAACAGCTGAAAACAGAAGTGAAGGAAGCCGGGGAGAAAGCCGTAGCGGCCTACAAGGCGAAAGTACTGGGGATGCCGACGTCCACTGCAAAAGCAGGCTCGGCTCCCCGTGGTGAACCGCAGACAGGCGACAAGACCTGGCGGCAAGCAGCGGAGGAGGCCTGGGCCGAAACCTTTGGAGGTTAAGCCTAAGTGGCTGTCACCAGTACCACCATCTTCGACAGCTTCTTCACTTCGACGACAACGAAGTTCCAGAAGACGCTCGAAAAGAACTTCATCGAGCATCGCCCTTCGGTGAAGGTGTTGATGGACGATTACGGGCACAAGGAATCCGGGGGCTATCAGGTCCAGATCCCGCTCGAGTTCGGCTCCAACACCAACACGAAGTTCTTCAACCCCTACGACGCCATCGACACGACGCCGGCTGAGTACGCGCTGCCGGTGATCTTTCCGTGGCGGCACGTCGCCTCCTCGGCCACGATCTCCGAGATCGAAGTCGTCGCCAACAGCGGAAAAGAGAAGCTGTTCGATCTCTTCGAGGGCCGTGTCCGTCAGGCTGTCCGTTCGATGGTCAACCTCCTCGGCTCCGAGATCTACTCGGACGGCACGAGCTTCGGCGGAAACACCATCGTCGGCCTAGCGGCTGGGATCTCCACCACTCCCGCGACGGGGTCCGTGGGCGGGATCGACCCTGCGAGCTACTTCTTCTGGCGCAACAACGCCACGACCAGCTGCGGGTCCTTCGCGGCCTACGGCGTCAACGGGACGACCGGGGACCTCGTCGAGACGATGTACAACACATGCACGGACGGGATGACCGACGCGCCGACAGCGCGGCTCTCGGCCCAGAACGTGTACGAGTTCTACAACCGCTCCCTTCTCAGCACCGTGCAGTACACCGATCCCAACCACTCGAAGACCGGCGACCTGTCCTTCAACGGGCTCAGGTACAAGGGTCTGACATGGTACTGGGACCGCCAGTGCCCTGCCGGGAGGGCCTACACCCTCAGCAACAGCGCCGCCCACTTCTACATCGACCCCCAGATGATGTTCACCTGGACCGAGCCCCGCTCGTGGCCGAATCAGCTGACCAAGACACGCCTCCTGGCTCTCCGCTGCGCTCTGGTCTACAAGCGGCGGATGTTCCTCGGCGTCGAAGACGGCTGGACGGCGTAAGGAGAACGTCATGCACAGTTTCATCTTCCAGCCCCGCAAGTCCACCGGCTACCTCCGTCAGGGCGCGATCTACCCGTGGTACAACACGGCGGACATCGCGGACGCCTCTCTCGCGTACCCCCTCGGCTCGCTCCAGCCTGGAGCCGTCTGGTTCGAGCAGGACATCGCCGGGTACAACATCACCAACGCCTTCCAGTACGTTCGCATGGTCACGGGGCCGTCTGCGGTCTGTGCCGTTGGCGAGATCTGCACCTACGTGGCACCCACGGCGTGCACATCGGATTACTCCGAGTCCAACAACGCCACCGTGACTCTCAAGACCGGCACGTTGACGGCGGGCGACAATGTCGGTGCCATCGCCTACATCGCCAACAACGGCACGACCCCGCAGCTGCGCGTGGTCAAGGCCAACACGGCGACGACCATCACGGTCTCGAAGAAGGACCAGGGCACGACCTTCAGCGCGAACGATGCCGACGCTCTCGGCTTCGTTCCGCTCGAGGATTCGTCCGTCCTCGTCT